GAGCTTCTATAGCAACGGGGGCTTTTTCCGCCTGCTGGCCGCGAGTGACCCTGGCACCGCCAATATCATCGTTAGCCGCTGATGCGTCCCGCTATGAGAGTCCGGAGGGTCATAGATAGGAAATGAACACTATCCTGCAAATTTTTCAGTTGATGACTCCGCTTGATCGGTTCATGTCCTGTCTCGGAATGTTGGTTGTTGTCCTGTATGTATGGGGCTTGAGTGCCTCCCTATTTGGATGGATTTATAGGCGCTGGAATCTCCCCACAGATCAAGCGAAGTTCTACGCCAAATGCCAATCTGAAGATCAAGACGCATGGCAAGACACCAATGCGTGAACTCGTCCTCCAGCCCAAGCAGCTAGAGATCGGCAAGCTGATGTACACGACTGGCCCGGATGCTCCAACGTGGATAGGCGGAGGCGGATCGCGCGCCGGTGGTAAGTCTGGTGGCTTACGGCGCATCATGTGGGATCGTCGCCAACATCGCCCCGGTACACTAGGGGTAATTGTCCGCAGGGTCTACGAGGAGCTAAAGCGCAACCACATAGATATGTACCTCAGTGAGTTCCCGGAGCTACGTGACTGCTATCGCGTTGGAGACAAAGAGTTTGTACTTCCGAATGGCTCGCGCATTGGCTTCATGTATGCGGAAAACCAGCAAGAAGTGGATCGCAAGTTCTGGGGCATTGAAATCTACGACCTCTTTATTGACCAGGCGGAGCAGTTCAGCGAGTACGAGCTAAACATCATGCACTCGGCCAACCGATGGCCCAACACTAAGCTGGGCGAGTGCAAAACGGGACTCTTCTTCAACCCCGGCGGGGTAGGCACCGAGTTCCTGCGCCGGGTCTTCGCCCAGAAGAAGTTCCATGCCAACGAACGCCCCTCCGATTATGCCTTCGTCCACCTATTTGGTTGGGATAACTACGTTTGGTTCCAAGGACTTGATCTGACTCCCAAGCAGTTTTACGCACTCTCGAGCGAAGAACGCTTTGAACTGTTTGTGGAGCAAACGACAGAGGGACGGAAGCTCAATGGGTTGCCACCTAGCCTCCGCGCCGGTCACTTGCTTGGATCGTTTGACTCATTCGCTGGACAGTATTTCGCTGGCGTTTGGGATGAGTCCAAGCTGATCCTGACCGCGCAGCAGGAAAGACTCCTGATACAGCCGTGGTGGACGGGGTGGATGAGCCATGATGATGGATTTGTGCATCACGCAAGTGTGAGTTGGTGGAAATCCGGCAAGGTGAGTCCAAAACTGTTTCAGGATGTTTTTGGAGTGCAAATCCTTGAGCCGGTGGAAGTTGCTGTCATCTATCGCAACTATGCTGCCCAAGAAATAGAGCAGGGAGAGTTGATTCGGAAATGCGCTGCGCAGATGACAGAGCAGGAAATCAAGATGTGCAAGAGATACTTCCTGAGCGTAGACGCTTGGGAGCGCGTCTCAAAAGGTCATAGCACAAAAGACACAATCAATGAGGAACTTCGCCGTGCTGGATTGCCGTGGGCGGAGCAGGCCGATAACGACCGCATCGGAGGCTGGCGTTTTCTGTACGCCATGATGAAAAAAACTGCCGACGTACTCGATGGGAAGATGAACCCAACGCGAACGGACGAGGATTACGAGTCTTCGGAAGGTGGATACTCAACTAAGACCCCGCTGCTGTTTATCTCTGGCGACTGTACGGACGTAATAGAGGCAATTCCTATGGCGATCAGGGACAACAAGCACCCGGGGCGGGCCGAGGATGTTTTGAAGATGCCTACCAAGTCCGATGACATTTTGGACGATATACGGTACGGTGCAAAATCCATGCTGGCTCCAAGTCGGACTGCCCCAATTGAAATACGCGCCAAAGAGTATTACGATGCTTTGCCGGGTACTGCGCAGAGCAAGTACATTGCGATGATGAAGTTTGAACATGACAACAAGCGAAAAAAGGGGCCAACATGGGCGGGACGGTAATTGTCTTAGTTGTGGTAATCGGGCTGCTTTGCTTGAGGCTCTATGCCGTGGCGGATGAGCGCGACAAAGAGCGGGAAAACAATGCGAATGCTCTGACCTCTTATGCCGCGAGCGTTACGAGCAGGGATCAACAGATTGCCGGATTGATAACGACAAACCTTGAATTAAGCAGACATTTGGAAGCTGAAAGATCGAAAGCGTTGACGAGTAAGGGGAATAGGGAACATAATCCGAATGTAATACGGGCCACGAACAGCGGTGATGTAAGACGCATCTTTGAGAAGGAAGTAGGAGGAAAACCAGATGCCGAATCTGTCTAGTGAAGAAATTGCCAACTTGCGGGAAAGCAGCGTGGTCGAGGTTCCAGTGGTCGAGGAACCAAAGGTCGAGGTTCCTGCGGTCGAGGAGAAGAAAGATGGAGAATAAGCCCTACGGCCTCTCGAAGCTGCGCCCCGGTAACGTGGGTAAGGCCAACGAGGAAACGATGAACAAACTACGGGAGCCGAAAGCAGAGAAGCCTGAGCACGAGGAAGGTGAGAAGGTTCACGAAATCCACGAGCACGGCGACGGTTCCTTCACCACGAAAATGCACGATGGGACGGAAGAACATCACCCCGACCATATGCACCTAACCACCCACATTGCCCACCACATGGAACCCGAATCCAAACACTTTCACACCTCCCATGACGGCTTCAGCCATCGTGCGCACGGCGTACATGAGACGGGCGAGCATACCGAAACCCACGACCATGAGAACCTGGACGAGCTTAAAAACAGCATGGATCAGTTTTTGGGCGAAGAAGGCAAAGAAGGTCACGAAGAAGAAGGCGAACACGAAGAAACGCCAATTGGCGGAATCTAGTAAGTAATCAGGGCGGAATGCCCTTGGAGGAAAAATGAAGAAACTTAGTCTCCTGCTGGTGGGCGTTCTGCTATTCGCTGTGAGCGCCTTCTCCCAGATCAACAGCGTGGTACTTGGTGCGGCAGATGCTTCTGCGTTCGCTTATGGCGAAACCGCGGGCGCACCGGCGCTGCAAGTTCTGACAGGTTCCAACAATTCAGGCACTTACACCGTCACCGTCGTAAACGGCACGACTTCCACCACTGCGGGCCAGATCATCGCTCCTCTATCAGTGAATGCCCCGGTATTCATCGGCTCGGGCACGAGTTTTGAGTCGGTGACTCCCACGGCGGTATCATGCACCACGCCAACGGTTTACAACACTTGTTCATTTACCGCTGCGTTTACTTATGCCCACAACACTGGCGATCAGGTGCGCTCTGGCACCTATGGCTTGCAGGAAGCGATTAACTGGGTTCAGGCCAACGGTGGCGACACGGTAGCCTTGAATGGCAAGTGGGCTGCTCTGGGCGGAACCAATGCCATCCTGTCCAGCGCTACCCCGTATGCAGGCGTCACCATTGAGGACTACCGCAACGGTTCTTCGCAGAACTGGTGGAGCGTACAGCCGAGCACGATCACTCTGATGTCGGCTCCAACGACTCTTTCCAGCACTACCGTTACTCAGCCCGCAAGCTGCCCCACTGGAGCATCCTGCACCTGGACGGCTGCGCAGCCTTACTTCTGCGTTGCTTACGTTGACATTCTAGGGCAGGTGAGTGCGTGTTCGGCCTCTTATGCGCCTAGTTCCAACCTTACTGCGTCGCTTCCTGTGAACATTGCGGCCCCGGCTGCTTCTGCTGGTGCAGTGGGCTATGTTGTGTTCGCGGGTGCTTCCTACAACGCTTCCTTCCTGCTGCCGGTAGTCAGTACGGCGGGCGTCGCCAACGGCGCTTGCACCCTGACCACGCTGGAAACCGTATTCCCGGCCTGCGCGTTGACCAATAGCACTTACGGTCAGGTTGGCTCAAGCGCGAGTTTCAATGCCGTTTACTCCAACACCAATATGCAGACTCCGTTTGCTGCACAGAGCACGTCGAACCTGACGAACCCTGTGTATCAGGCGCACACCTCTTTTGCCTATCAGCCTTCGGGAGTGGTTCCGGTTGGGTTTGAGACTGTGTTCCCGCTATGGCCCGCCAATACTGCTACCGAGTCGGCTTCTGATGTGCAGACGCTAGGTACGGTCAACCTGCCTTTGGGTTATCTCAACACAATTGGACGAAGGATACGCATTAAGGGCAAGGCAGTTGCAACGGTGACCACTGCTAGTACCGCAGTCATCTCAATTCTGGACAGCTGGCAGGGTGGGTACTCCACGGGTGCCCCTGCAAAGACGCTTTGCACGTTGACCTCGGTGGGCACGCCTACCGGCACTACGGTCAATTTTGCCTTTGACGCAGTGATTACCGTTCAGGCTGTTGGCACTACGGCGGTCGGTGCAACTCTGTGCGATGCCTATGGCGTTGCCCAGGCGGGCACGGCGCTTCCGATCTCCGTTCTTGACAACGGGTCTGCAACCACGGTCAGTTCCATTGGGTTGTTTACTTATGACCAGTTGTTTGTGCAGTTCCAGAATACCGCTACGGCGTCGAGCGCAGTTCGCTTGATTGACCTGAGCGTTGAAACCATCCAGTAAGCAGGAGATTGCGATGCCAAGTGTCTCAAAGGCACAGCAAAACGCTATGGCAATCGCAGAGCACGCCCCTGGCAAGCTGTATAAGCGAAACCGGGGGCTGCTCAAGCTCACTACGGATGAACTGCATGATTTTGCGGCCACTCCTACGGATGGGTTGCCGAAGAAAAAGGGGAAGCTCTATGGCGGGTAAACTCTACGAGAAAAAGAGGGTTGACCTCGGAGGCGCTGGAAGTTTTAGCGTGCGAAAAGGTGCGTTACATCACGCTCTAGGTGTTCCCGAAGGCGAGAAGATTCCTGAATCGAAGCTGGCTGGTCATCATGGCGGGAAATTAGGACGAATGATTGCCAGCGCCAAAGGTTTTAAGGCGATGAAACATGGAAGATAACAGCGCACCGTGGATGCTGGATTGCCAAGCAATGACTGGTCAGGAGAAGTTGGAATTTGTGCGTAACCAGATGCAGGAGATTTGGCGCGCAGGGCAAGAGAAGCAAGTCCATTGTCCTTACTGCCTAACGACTGTTGCCGTGGGGCAACCTGCTTGCTGTGGGACGCTATATAGGGCGGTAAACGCGGTGATTGAGGCGCGAGAGATGGTAGACCGCTTCGAGTTTGCGAACAAGATCCGAGAGAGGTCGAACCTTGTCCACTGACTTTTATTATTGGCGTCCACATATCAGTAAGCTGCACAGCATAGTACCTAGAGATGTACCTCGCAAGCGGTTTGAAGTAAAGCGGGGGAGAGGATTTTCCGGATATTACTTTTCTATTCGTTTCGGAAACAATTTATACACAATCTCTTTAGATAAAAGACGTAACGATAACGCCTATTTCCTTCACAAATGGAAACTTGAGCATGAGGGCGATGAATACCCTTATGGAATTCCCAAGGATAAACACGCAAGATTCGTAAATAATTGGGCCAAGGGTAATTATGAAAACTGAGACGGAAATTCCGCAGGGCGAATTTGCTGACGAATCATCGCCAGAGCAGGTGGCGCAGCCTGACGATCCGCAGGAATATGGCGAGAATAACCGCAAACTGCCCGATTCGCTTCGCCTTGCCTTGGATGGACTCGTCAAG